TAACAATACAGTTCTTACAGAATATTATTAAGAATCCGTTAAATGCACCGAGAGCTACAATTGAATCTCCACCCTTAGTCCATATCTTTGATATATCTAGAGAACCACTAGCACCTCCACTCCATTTAATTCCTCCTCCATTATTAGTAACCAAGTCGGAGAAGTGTACAGTATGGTTGTCACCTATAATGTCTGCTGCATATAATCTACCATAAGAAGACAAGACACAGTTTGCTTGAGGGGGTACACCAGATGCGTTTGTGTGATCTCTTACTCTTTGTAAGGAACCGCCTGACTGCTGAACCAATGGATCATGCCCACGTTGGAACAAGTAAGCACGATCACTTAACGTAACACCCTGCCAGTTGTTAGCAGTAATAGTAATGTTAGAAACTGGAGTTCTTTCTGTAAGAGTAGTCAAGCCTGTATAGACCTTGTTATCACCCCATGATATATAAGTAGAAACTCCTGAGTTGCTTATAAACTCATGTATTCCTTTAAGGTTAACAACAGTACTAGCTGTTGTACGATCTATCCAACCCTGCCTAGAGCCAAGACGACCAGACTTATCTATTACACAGTTTGTGGCTTGTAAGGCAAAACCACTGGCTAAAGTAATACTACTTTCCTGTGTATTTAAACCATAAAATCCTGGGGCTGCTATAGATGTTGAGAGTAGTTGTGCCATTAGCTAGTCCAAATAAGTTCTTCAGGATGTTTGTTTGCATCTAATTGAATAGCATCATTCAATGCTTTATTAGCTACCATATATGCTGTATTACCCATCTGTCCGTTATCCTCACCACGTTCTTCAACTGCCTTAGCATAAGCCAACATGACAACTGGGTTTGCAGGAACATTAAAGTTATCAGCATCAGCTTCAAGATCTAGTGTACGAGCTACTACGTTAAATCGTATTGTATAAACCCCATCTGGTTTAGGGAACAAGTCAACTTTTGTATCACCATCAGTACTTACACCATTGAATGAATAATAAGTAGGTGCTCCAGTAGCAGGTGCTGATGAAAGGTATTGAGTATCAAACCAACGAGCTGTTTGGTAAGTGAGGAAAGAATAAGTACTTGCATTTGTAACACTTAGAACATTAATATCATTCTGTGTTCCATTCAACTCGTAGTTAAACACATCAGCAGAAGTAACAAGAGTAAGAGTGGTTCGTAATGCTGACCAATTCCACGCTTCTTCTACTTCACGTTTAGAATCATTAATAAATAAACCAATGAGTTGACTGTACTCAGTATCAGTGATTGCCTCAACTGGCCTTTCTCGTAAACGCTGTAGAACTTTGTTAACTGCTACTAAATAATTCATATATTTATACCATATTTTTGTTGAAAAGTCAAGAGTTATTTTCTTGCTACAATAGACTGTCCGAAGTACATACCAACTACTGCCATGATTGCATGAGGCAACCACTCAGGAGTAACCATACCTTCTAGAGTTTCCCATTCAGTAACTGTGTTAGTAAAGTCTAAGAATAAAAACTTAAACCCAGTAGTTACTTCAACAGGTACCACTGTAGGGAGATCTAATAGAGGAGCAGTTAATATAAAAGCTGCCATCCCCATAAAAGAAACTACTAAGAATCTCCTGATCCACTGTGCATTAGGGTTCTGATAGGCACGAGCATTAGCTACACTATCCTCAGAGGCCGAGAATCGCTGTATGAGAGCTTTCTGCTGTTCAGCCTTATCAGACTGTGCCTGTGACCACATCTTCATTACAGCGCCTCCTAGGACGCTTAGAATCATTGTGATCATTTCCATTGGTAGTCCAAACATATACCCTCCTTTAAATTTCCCTAGGAAACTTTCTTCTTATGTACCAATACTTTACTAGAGGCAGTGTGTTTAGCACCTGTCATAACTCTACCTGACGTATGCTTATGAGTCTTACCTTTGTATTCAGTACCATTCTTTAAATAATGCTTAACACCTTTCATACCTAGTACCCTCTCTTCTTAACTGTTTTCTTAACTGGCTTCTTTGCTGTCTTAGCAGCAGCCTTGAAATCTTTAGCAGTTGGTGCGCCTTTGTCACCTGCTTTCTTCATGGTCTTGCCACTCTTTCTTTTAGCGTGTATGTTTGAATATAAACCCATTGTAACCTCTTGTTAAATTGCTAGTGGTGTCTGTATACAGAACAGTACAGTAGTCTTATCTACCTGCTCTCTAACAGTTACATAGTTTAGCATAGGGTTTATTTGAAGATTAAACCCACCTATCTTAGATACTTCAAGTAGTCCCATCCTACACTCTTTAAGAGTTGGAAAGCTCTTCACTACAGCAGGTATACTAGGCTCTCCGCTTGCTAGCATTACAGCTACAGCCATTGAGTAAACTACCATTTTACTTTATCAGACCAGTAAGCTGCACTGGTTTTACCCTTTGCAATGTTCTTAGCATGTCGTGATTTAAAAGATTTACGTTTAGCTTTCATTGCCTCAGACTCACCAGCTTTAGGCTTACCTGCTGTACTAGCTCCTTTCTCACCAAAGCGGATCATTCGATCTTTACCATTATCCTTGATAAGAACTACATGAGACTTCTTACCTTTAGCAGAAGCTTTAGGTTTATTGTATCCTGCGAAAGTCTCACCTCTATACTGTATAGACATCTTAACCTCTCATCATAAATGCCAACCCTGTTACCAGAGCAGCTATTAATAATCTAACGAACCACTCATTGGCACCACTAGCCTTGACCACCACTGCTAACTTAACAGCATGATCATCGATAGCTTCACTATGTCTATTCAATCTATTATCTTGAGTAGAGTTGTGGTTTAATATTCCATCAATCTTTGTATCTATTTCAACAAGTTTAACCATTGCATCAGCTAACTTATCAATCTTAGTTTCTAACCTGTCAAACCTATCCTTAGATTCCATCTCTATCATTCCTTTAGCCTACAACTTCTAAAGCTTCAACACGAGCGATAAGCTCTTGGATTGTAGCTACTAATAATGGTACCACTTTCGCTTGATCGATCCCTTGCATATCTGGCACTGAACGAGTAGCCATGATCTGTTCTGTGGTTTCACGCCATGCTTGACCATCTTCTAAAGTTTCAGGTTGTGCTACGTCTGAGCTATGGATAACTTCATCAACAGAGTCAAAGGCTTCATGTACTGCTGCAACTGCAACAACCTCTGCTTTGATAACGTTACCATCAACATCATAGTAAGCTGGGCTAGCTTCAATGGCTGAGGATACTTCGTTAAAGCCTGCGTCACTGCCTGCTGTATAAACATCACCCGTTGCTGGACTCACTTCATACTCTTCATCCATCATGCCATCTTTAGTGCCTGTAGCCGCTGCTGGAATCACTTCCTGCAACTCATGAGCTAAGAAGCCGTCAACACGAGTACCATCAGCTATCCACTCAAAGTTACAAGGCTTTAGCTGCATGAATGTAGCTGTGGCACCTGTCATTGGCTGAACGTCAGTCTTTAGGCGGTAGTCTGAGCTAGTGCTGTAGGATGTAGCAGAGCCACTTGTCTGTATGTAGCCTACTAAACCATTAGTGTTGTAGAACTTCACATGGTTGGATCCACCTGCAATATTAGACCAAGATTCCGTAGTGTCTCTTGGCCCAATTCTCCAGCCGTTTCTAGGTGAATTATTATACTCTGAGAATGCTACGTTGCCAGTGGAGCTGATCGTCATTCTAGTTTGGTCAGCAGTTAAAAAATGCATAGTGTCTGTCGTTGGAACAGATAAACCTATACCCTGATTTCCTAGTTGAAGTCCTGCTATTGTTGAGTTGCCGTTGTCGTTAAGCAAGACTTTACCAGTGTTTATTTGGCCACTTAGGTAGAGGTTTTTGAATCGTACCCCTGCTAAACCTAGATCAATAGCAGCATCTCTCCCCGATAAAGCGTTCAGAGGGTATATGGCATCAAGGTCGGCAGCACACATAATTCCTGTGTCGCCACTAGATAAACCTATTCTTGATGACCCAGTGTTTATACTACCCACCGTAGTGCCGTCTTTGCTAAGACGTATAAGCTCACCATCCGAAGTTAATCGATTAATTCTTAAACCAGAGTTACCATCTCTTGTAAACTGAGCCGTTCCATTAGAAAGTAATTCGCATCCAGATGAACTACTAGCTTGTGAAGACTTACCAACA